ATTTCGACGCCGCCACGGCACGTCTTCGGCAGATGCTCGATCTCGGGTTTACGCCATTCGCCATGCTATGGCGGCCGGAAAAGCACGAGGCGAAATATGCGCCCGGTCCCGAGTGGCGCGCCTTTCAGCGCCGATGGGCTCGACCCGCTGCCATCCATGCCGGAACTGCGTGAATGCCGCCGCCCTGGGTCATCGTCGAGACACGACCGGCGGCCGAGGACGCCGCCGAGCGCTCGCTGAGGCTCGCCGGATACCGGGTCTACCTGCCGCGCTATCGCTGCCTCGTCCACCCGCATGGCCGCAGCCGCAGCGCCGTGACCGTCCTGCGGCCGATCTTTCCGCGAATGCTGTTCGCGCAGGACTGGCGTGGCTGGCCCGCCATGCCGATCGGCTGCGTCGTCGGATTGATGAGCCTACAACCCGGCATTCCGGCCAAACTTTCGGATGAGGATGTCGCCTACATCATGGACCGCGAACGAAGCCGTGACTTCGATACGGTCGGGCAGCAATTCACCATCGGCGATGCCGTCGAAGTCGAGGCGTTCGGCCAGCGTATCCTTGGCGTGCTCGATGCGCTGAGCCCGGATGGCAAGGCCACCGTCTCGATGCTGATGCTCGGCCGCACCATCCGAACCCATGTTCCGGTGCAACGGCTACATGTGGTTTCCTCTTGACAATGAGGCACAACATGGACATTAGCCACTTGGCTGGGCCGCCCCGACGGGGTGTTGCCCAGCGCAAGCTATCCACGACACCCTAGAATGGCCCGCTTCTATGACAAGCAGGCATGGCGCAGGTTGCGTCAGCGCATCGTGGCTCGGGATGGGTATCGCTGCACGGTATGCCACGCATACGTGGGTGGTGTGGGTGCTGCCAGAGTAGACCACATCCGTACCGTCAAGGCCGCACCAAGCAGAGCACTCGACCCTGCCAACCTACGCACGCTATGCACTACATGCGATGCACATGGGCACAGTGAACGTGGACCAGGACGCAAGGGTACACGAGAAGAACGCTTTCGTTATGGCTTCGATGAACAAGGCAACCCACGCGATCCAAAGCATCAATGGAATGCTTGACCCAGGGGGGAGGGTCGAATTCAAGGCCGCGCGCGGTAACAACCGCCGTTGGTGTCGAAATTTGCTAATCGTAGGCTTCGGATGAGAACTAGAGGTCGTCCGTCCAGTGTATCCAAGACGCTCGTGTCGGGAAACTTTGGCGAGCGCCCGGAACCTCCAAATGGCTTAACAAAACGCCAAAAGGCCATCTGGCGCGAAGTTGTGGCCGCCGAAGACCCGATATTGTTTAACACGGCGGTTTTGCGGGGTTTATTGGCGGATTACTGCCGGAGACGGGCGACCGGCGAGGAGATAAGCGAGGTTATCGACGGTTCCGGTGCGGTGGCACAGCAGGACGACGAGCAACTAGCGCGGTTCGACCAATTGTTGCGGATGCGTGATCGCGAAATGACCGCGGTAATAACTGCGGCGACAAAGCTGCGACTGACGAATCAATCGCGATATCAGCCTGTGGTGGCTGGGCGAGCGGCTGATCGTGGCGCCATACAGGATACCCCATGGCGCAAAAGCGCATAACGCGCGCTCAGCAGGCGATCGACTGGATCGAGAAGTATTGCATCGTTCCCGAGGGCACGCTCGTCGGGAAGCGGGTGAAGTTGCGTTCCTGGCAGCAGGACGAAATCCGGCGGATATACGACAACCGGGCCGGCACTAGGCGGGCGATCCTCAGTTTCGGCCGCAAGAACGGCAAGACGGCGCTGAGTTCATTCCTGCTGTTGCTGCATTTGTGCGGCCCCGAGGCGCGACCGAACAGTCAGTTGTACTCGGCGGCGCAGAGCCGCGAGCAGGCCGGCATCCTGTTCGGCCTCGCCGCCAAGATCGTGCGGATGTCGGCGCCGCTGGCGCGCGTCGTGGTGATCCGCGAAACCGCAAAGGAACTGACCTGTCCCGAGCTTGGTACGATCTACCGCGCGCTGTCCGCCGAAGCGACGACCGCGTTTGGTTTGTCGCCGGTGTTCGTCGTTCACGACGAATTAGGGCAGGTGCGCGGGCCGCGCAGCCGGATGTACGAGGCGCTGGAGACGGCGACGGGGGCGCAGGAGAACCCGCTGTCGATCGTGATCTCGACCCAGGCGCCGACCGATGCGGACCTGCTCAGCGTGCTGATTGACGACGGCCTGGCGGCGCACGATCCGCGCGTCGTGGTGTCGCTCTACACCGCGCCGATGGATCTGCACCCGTTCGGTGAAGAGGCGATCCGCGCCGCCAACCCGGCGTTCGGGGATTTCCTCAACGCCACCGAAGTGCTCGGCATGGCGGCCGACGCCGAGCGCATGCCGAGCCGGCAGAGCGAATACGAAAACCTGATCCTCAACCGGCGCGTCGAAGCGTCGGCGCCGTTCATCAGCCGCCAGTTGTGGATCGCCTGCAATGCCGAGCCGCTGCCGCTGGCCGGCCACCCTGTCTACGGCGGCCTCGACCTGTCGGCGGTGTCCGATCTGACCGCCTTGGTGCTCGGCGCGCGGGTTGATTCGGTGTGGCAGATACACCCGACATTCTGGCTACCGGGCGACGGGCTGGCGGCGAAGGCCAGGGCCGACCGGGTGCCCTACGATCTGTGGCACCGCGACGGACATCTGCTGGCGGCGCCCGGCAAGAGCGTCGATTACGAGTACGTCGCCGAGCATCTCCGCGGGCTGTTCGACCGGCTGGATATCCGCAAGATCGGCTTCGATCGGTGGGGTTGGAAACACTTGCGGCCGTGGTTGCTCAAAGCGGGTTTCACCGACGCGCAGCTTGAGCAACACTTTGTGGAATTCGGGCAGGGCTTCCAAGACATGGCGCCGGCACTGCGCGCGCTTGAGGCCGAGATCCTGAATGGCCGGCTGGCGCATGGCGGGCATCCGGTGCTGTCGATGTGCCTCGCCAACGCCACCGTGAAGATCGACCCGGCCGGCAACCGTAAGCTGGCGAAAGACAAGTCCGCGGGCCGCATCGATGGCGCGGTCGCGCTCGCGATGCTGGCCGGCGTCGCGCCCCTCGAGGAGCCGCGGTTCAACCACCGCACAATGATCGCTTAGGCGGTACATCATGGAATTGCGACTGAAAGCGTCTGCGGCGCCGCCGCCGGCGGACGACCCGCTGGAATTTGTCATGTCGGACGGCAGCGTCGACCGCATGGGCGACGTGATCGAGCCGGAAGGCTGGCAACTGGACCGCTTTCGCGCGAATCCCATTGCGCTGTTCGGCCACAACCCGGGTTTTCCGATCGGCAAGTGGCGCGATGTCGGTGTGCGCAAAGGGCAGCTCACCGGCTCGCTCGAATTGATGGACCCGGTGTCCGACCGGCTGCGCGAGATACACACCGCGGTCAAGGCCGGCGTGCTGCGCGCCGTCAGCGTCGGATTTCACAGCGATAAGGCTGAGCCGCTCGGCAAGTCCGGCGGCCTCAGATTCACCGAGGCCGAGCTGGTCGAGTGCTCGCTCGTCTCGGTGCCGGCAAATCCGAATGCCCTGGCGATCGCCAAGGCGCTCGGACTCTCCCGCGAAACTCGGGCGATGATCTTCGGCGGGATAGCCGAACCGGATCAGCTCGCCACGACCCGCGGGCTCAATGGCGGGATAGCCAACGGAGACCCGAAATCAGGAATTAGGAAAATGAACTACAGCGAACGTATCGAAGCCGCCCAGCAGGAAGTGGTCGGGCTGCAAGACCAGTTGGCGAGCCTGCCGGATCTTGAGGATGTGGCGAAGGTGACCACGCTGACCAGCAAGATCGGTGAAGTGAAAGACAAGATCTTTGCCTGGGTCGAGGCCGAGCGGGCGCTCGGCTCCGAAGCCGCGCCAATCACCGTGCCGAAAGAGCGCATCCAGGTGTTCCGGCCGAGCGAGCCACTGCCGACGACCAAGGCGTGGGCGCAGCCGAAGCGCAAGGAGATCCCGCCCGAGGAGCACCTGCTGCGCGAGTTCGTGGCGACCGCGGTCGGCTATGTGAAGCGCATCCCGCTCGAGGTGGCGCTCGCCGAGTGCTACGGCAGCTATGGCGATTTCGAGCAGACTAAGGGCGTCTTCGAATGGCGGCAGCGGGCCGCCACCGCGCCGGCGACCACCACAACCAGCGGCTGGGCCGCCGAATTGGCCGTTGTCGGGCAAGGCGCCTGGTTCAACGCGCTGATGGCCGGGTCGATCTTTCAGCCGGTGGCATCCCGCGGCATGAACATCACGCTCGGCCGCAACGCCTCGATCAGCATGCCGACGCGGCAGGCGACGCCAACCATCGCCGGCTCGTTCGTGGCCGAAGGCGCGCCGATTCCGGTGCGGCAGGCGGCGTTCACGGCGGTGACGATCGGCCTCAAGAAAATGGCCGTCATCACCAGCTATACCCGCGAGATTGCCGAGCACTCGACGCCCGAAATCGAGACGATCCTGCGGCAACTGATCATGGACGATACCGGCGTCGCGGTGGATACCGTGTTCATCGATGCCACCTCGGCGACTGCGGTGCGGCCGGCCGGCATCCGTTCCGGTGTCGCCGGTCAGACGCCGACCGCGGGTGGCGGGTTCACCGCGCTGGTCGGCGACATCAAGCTGCTGGTCGGCATCCTGGCGGGCATGAACTCACTGTCCAATCCAGTGTGGATCATGAACCCGGTGCAGCAGATCGCGATCTCGCTGACCCAGAATGCCGGCGGCGAGTTCCCGTTCCAGGCCGAGATCAACGGCAACCGGCTGATGGGCTATCCGGTCGTGATCTCGTCGACGGTGCCGGCCGGCATGATCATCCTGATCAATGCCGACGACCTGATGGTGGTGCAGGGCGACACGCCGCGGTTCGATGTCAGCGATCAAGCGACGCTGCACTTCGAGGACACGACGCCGCTGCAAATCTCGACACCGGGCGCACCGAACACGGTGGCGGCGCCGGTGCGGTCGATGTTCCAAACGGACTCGCTCGCGCTGCGCATGATCCTGCCGATGAACTGGGCGATCCGGCGGCTGCCGGCGCCGGTGGCGTGGATGACCGGCGTCACCTGGTAGTGCGCTCCTACGCATGGCTGAAGCCGGCCTCGTGGTTGCGGGGCCGGCGCATTGAGAAGGACGATGACGATGCCAAACGAAGAACTGAAGCAGGAATACGAGCAGCAGAAGGAGCGGCGGGCGACGTTGACGAATATGACGCTGGCCGCGACCGATGGGATGGCACAGCCGCCGACGCCGACCCAGGAAGAAAACGACCTCGCCGCGCTCGGG